GCGGTAATAGAGTTTATGAGTCCTATGGGGCTTTTACAAGTCAATTATGGGTTTAAAACCATGTTGATAAACTCTTAGCGATAAAGGAACGCGATAAAGTGGTTTTTAAAGTTATCCTCCCCTTTTTCTTGTAGGTAATTAAATATTATAAAAATGTATAAAATTAATATTCAATTATCCAAAAAGGCTGTATTAAAAAAAATAAGTGAGTATCAAATCTTTAGTTATTATTTAGGTCGTGATTTTAAATCAGGAATTGTAATGAATAGTCCTTTTCGTCAAGATGATAAGCCTAGCTTTTCATTATTTACAGATAAAAAAGGAACTATAAGATATAAAGATTTTGGTACTGGTGAGTCAGGAGATTGTTTTAGTTTTATACAAAAGAAATTTAATATACATTTCTTTGATGCACTAATTCAAATAAATTCTGATTTTAACTTAGAATTAATGTATAGCCAATATGGTTATAAAAGTCGAGAGTATACAGGCTACAGAACTGATATTAAACAATTAAATTTTGTTCCAAAAAGAGCAATTAATGTTAAGACACAAGCATTTACTTTTGTAGATGAGAATTATTGGGGTCAATATGGTATTGACAAGAATTTACTTAAAGTATATAATGTATTTTCTTGTAAATGTGTATTTGTAGGTGACAGAACAGTCGCTACTTATGTAAATAATAATCCTATTTATGGGTATTTATTTTATAAGGATAATGAATATACATGGAAAATATATCGTCCATTATCTTTAACAGGATATAAATGGATGAGCAATACCAACAGAACTATATTCCAAGGTTGGGATCAACTCCCAAGAAAATCTGACATGTTAATTATTACTAAAGCATTAAAAGATGTGATGGTATTAAGAACATTAGGATTTACTAGTGTCGCTTTACAAAATGAAATTACAAATATTAAAGATACTGTTACTCACGAATTATATGAGAGATTCAATGATATATATATATTAAATGATTTTGATTTAACTGGTGTTAAAGGTGCTAATAAACTAAGAAAAAGATATGGATTTAAACCTATTTTTCTTCAAAGTTTTAAAACACGGTCAAATGGATTTAAAGATATAGCTGATTATAGAAAATCTCATACAAGTGAAGAAACTAAATGTTTAATAAATAAATTAATAAGCGCATGGAAATTAAAAGAGAAAAAAGCGTAGAAAAGATTATTGGTGAAATGAAAACCAATAAATTTAAGATCGGTGAAGATTCTATGGGAATCATAATCGATTCTTTAATTAATTTATATTCTGATCCTATAGGTTCTATAGTAAGAGAGGTAACATCTAATTGTTATGATGCTCATAGAGAGAAACGTCTTAAGAGAATGGGAACTATTCCTAGTACTCATGAAGATGATTCTAAATATTGGCATGATGATAAGAAATGTCCTCAAATAGAATTTCAAGAAGAGAATATATT